CTAAAGGCGTTTTCGGATTAACGCGTCGATTGCTTAGGATTAAGGCTTCTTTATGTTGCCTAGACAATAAACCGAACCCTATGAACCATGATCACTCACAAAGATCCGAGTGCTGTGCCTGGGATGGCCTGTGAAGAAATCAGTGAGCATGTTGGAGGTGTCAATGCTTCGACCGAACAAGAGTACGTTGGACTTGGCGCTGATAATATGCGCACTGTGGCCCTGAATACGATCGGCCTCCGCCGCTATGCCCACGGTACGGCCAGTACCAATCGAACCTCAAGCGTTCCAGCGCATGGGGTTGGCAATGCTACTGGAACCTGTCGGGACACCTTTAGTTCCCCGCAGTGTGTTTCTATCGTAAGTAATTATATTCATATTAAGGACTTCCCCGCTAGTTGGGAGTCCAAAATTAAAGATGTTCCTATGTGTTGGACGTCTGAAATGGATCGAGCTGTTATCATCTATAAGAATAAGCCGAGCTCTGGTATTTTCCTTCCAGAACTTTTGCATGATGTGTCGATCCAGCAAATTTGGGATCGTTGGGATGAGCTTGATAAAGCCATCACTAAGATCCAAACTAAATGGCGTGAACGTCAGGCCCGGCTTCGTGACCGGAAAAATGATCATGATATTTATGTTCACACCCAGGTCGGCCCAGATTATAACTGGCCGCCTCATGTTGACCGGGCCATTGTCGAATATATGACTGGCGCTTCAACGCGCTCTTCACTTGGCCTAGTACTGCCAGACATTTTGTCTAATATACCCGCATATGATTTGTGGGCACGCTGGCAAGAAATCGATCCAATCAATGTCCGTCCACCGAATTTTGATAGCGCTTGGACTGATGGATCTTATGATTCTTCAAGTAACTCTCATACTGAGTCACACCCTTGGGCTTCTATGGCCAAAGACTTCTTAATTGGAGTCGCAGATGTTGTGGATTCCACTCCATATTTTTGGACCATGATTGTCCTCAAAATTTATAAAGCGAGGAAAGATCCTGTTGCCAGAATGTTAGTCCTTAATGATATCCTGGCTAGGCACACCTATCTCATCCGTTCATTTGCCAATAATCAATTGCCCGAGGGATATATTTTCGATACCACCAGTTTGCTTGATCAAGTAGCTGATGGCTTGGCTGGTCTTTCTGAAGATCAGGTCAATGAGTTCGAGCAGGCCTTTGGTCATGTCGATAGGCAGAGGCCAGAACATGCTGGTCACGGTCTTGATTATCAGGTTGGCGAAGATTATTTCAAATATTTCACCAAGGACACCTTCACTAGTGCTTACAGCGTTGTGACATCGATCTACAAGTTTTTATCAGATCGTAATATCATCTACCCACTTATTAAATTGCTTGTTGGTGGTAGTCTGTTTGCATTTGGTGCCCATATGGGTGAGCCAGAAATCTTCACCAGTGAGAACATTAAAGCTGCCACAAATACCATCTATGGATTCTTTCGCACTGGAACTATTGGTGCTTTCATTCAGGTCTTCGATGCCATTAGGAGGCTTTTCTCAACATGGATAGACTCTGACAATGGGGCTTCGTTCACTCAACACTTGGAGAGAACTAACAAGGCTGAGCATTATTATCAGCTTGGAGTAAAACTTGTGAAGCTCCAACCCACCTACGCAACTGACACTGTGACCACCCAGAAAGCGTATTTGTCTGAGGTCAATGATTTTATTGGATACTGTGTCGATCATTTGGGCGCAGGAATTCATTGCAAAAGCCCTTGGTTAGCAGCCCATTCCATCATACCAGATGCCCACCGTATCACTTGGTTTAAGACTACTTGGCACCAGTTGGATACTTTCTACACCATCGAGATTAGCAGGAGCATGCGCATGCAGCCCTGTGTCTTCTATTTGGAGGCCGGTTCTTCTGTTGGCAAAACTACCCTTCAGAGAATTTTGAATCAGATGATATTGACTGAACATTTGGGTGTTCCAGTGGATCAGGTGGACACATATACCTACCCCTGGCCTTCTGATGAACCCCAATTCGCTAATGGGGCTAAAAATTCGACGCTCACAATCATCTTTGATGATATAGGTGCTCTTCGTCATGACATTACTAAGTCCACAGGAGGCGATCCATTCATTAAGAGGTTGCTTGGGTTGCTTAACATGCACCCTTATGGCCCTGATCAGGCTGCTCTCGAGCTTAAAGGCAAAATTTTCCTAGATCCCAGAGTAGTCATTTTGTCCACAAATAATCCAAAACTTGGCCTCCATCTTGTATACAATGAACCAGGCGCAGTTTGGCGACGATTGGGATCTATCATTCATGTGACTGTTGCTCCTGCTTTCGCCACAGACACTGCAACTCTTGATGACACAAAGCTCAATGATTGGTGTAAGAGAAATCCGGGCGAAGTCCCGGATGCTTGGCGCTTTCGTATTGAGAGCTTCAAGGCAGACAACAGAGATTATAATAAGAGTGGGAGGGGCATTAAGGTTATCGCCAGTCTCTTTCCACCTGAGTCGGAGCCGTTGATGAATACCCCAACTTTCCTTAGGTGGGCTAGTGAGAAATTTGCTGCCCACTATGCCATTCACACTAGCATTCTTGACACATTGAATGTGCCCTTTAATTTCGGGCCAATATTGCGTCCTGTTGGTGTGGAGGTTGGTGGGGAAGTGGTTGAACCAGAGCCGGAGTTGTTTGACCCCCAATCTGGGGCTGACTCTTGTTCTACAGTCAAATTGGGTCAGCAGGCACCTTCAGTGGAATGTCCACTTTCTGGACCCTCGATCTCTTTTGTCCCCACCATTGATGACACCACGAGTGTTAGCTATTACCTTTCTCTGTGTTGGGTTGTGCTTGTATCATTGTGGGCATTTGTTCTTCTTTGCACCCGCCTACCTACGTTTTTGACGTCATTCTATCATAGAGTGGCAGACCGCTACATTGATTCGCTTCCAATCCGCATCATTCGTGGTGTCAATACTGGTTGCATGTTAGTTGTCAGCTGTCGCGAAAGGAGGCGCAGGGCTCTTGAATGGCTCGATAATAATAAGCGCGCCATAGCAATGCTCACTGCCGTTGTTAGCTTTGGTTCTGTTGCAGCATACGCCCTTCACAATCGCAAGAAGAAAAATCATGAATATCAGGTGGGGGACGAGCATACAGATCCTCGTAAAGGGTTCAGTGTTAGCACAACCCTCAATGACAGGATTAGTCGCTGGGAGACCATGGGAACCACAATTGATAAACCGTCCATGTATGGCCTTTCGCATCAGAGTCTTTCTGCTAGTGGGACGAATGTTGTTAGCATTACTGCTAATAATATGGTTGACATAACGTTTCAAAGCAGCATCGATAAACGCACTTATTACAAGTGCGCTGGCATAATGGTGGGTGGTAGGCGTTTGATTCTCAATCGGCATAGTTTTCCTCAATACTGCACATTGCGCTCTCCCGATTTGAAATGGTCTGAATACACAATGACCGTTCACGGCGTGGGATACAACAATCATAGCCTCGGGCCCAAAGATGTCGTTGTTGCACATCATTCCATTAATGGCAATTATTTGCCTGGCAGGGATTTGGTCGGCATTATGCTTCCAATCAATTGCAGGCCCTATCGCGACATTAGTGTTTTCTTCCCAAAGGTCCCAAATACTCTATGGACCAAAGATTTCGCTTACATCCGTTCGATAATGCCACCTGGCACTAAAATGGCTCTTGGTAGGAAATATCCTGAGCATGTCAATGTGGAACCCTATGGTCTTGTGATTCCAGGAGACGCAACCCGAAATGAGCACGTTGTGGCGCCATTAGGCAAACCTCGGAAAATTACTATGGAATCGCCTCATGATGTCGGAATGCCTCCGATGTGCTTCCAGCTCAAAACTCCCAATGTAGTCACGCTTGCCGGTCACTGTGGCTCGCCCTACTTTCTCTATGAGAGGATTGATAACATTGGAGCTATAGCTGGCATTCATTTGGGTCAGCTGGTTGAAGACAGTTCCATTAAGGTGGTGACTCCTGTCTATTGGTCAGACATTGATGTCCTGTTCAGCGATATTGAAGCGCCTCCCGAATCTGAGGCTGGCCCAATCATGAGTGAGACCGAAAACCAAAGTGGAATGGTCAGTCAGAGTTTTGCCACGTGCAATTATGAGTTGCAGCAAGGCGACACCAAATTTGATATCACACTTCACAACAGTCCCAGACTGTCGCCCGACATTTATTGGTCCCAGAAAACCATCGATCACGTCAGAGAGAAGATGGGAGTTGAGGTCAATGTTAATTCATTCGCTGTCGTCGGTTATGACACTGGTGCTGGAAATCTAAAATCAGATTATGTGAAATCACCGATGTATGACGCCATATACAACATGGACCCCACTGGACTTCCTGGTAATTTGCGTATTGACAAACAGATCAACGATCTAACTAGGAAGCAACGTGATCATGATGCGATCGCGGGCATTGCCGATATAATGACGCATAAGGACCACAACCCAATTTTGGCAAATGAATTTTTCAATGCAGCTGAGGCATATTTCGAATCAATCGTTGTCTTCAATGAGAAGACTGGGAACCGTATTTTTAAACATGTCCATCCAGTGGATGTTGACACTGCTATCAACGGATCACGTTTCTCTAACGCTGGGGTCGTCTCTAACCACAAAGGCATGGAACCTATGTGTTTGAAAACCAGTCCAGGCCATCCATGGGTCATGATGTTCCCCAATGATGTTCAAGAGGGCATCCAGAGGGTTGGCAAATATCCTTGGTTTAAGTGTGCCTATGAGCCTGATGGCCGTTGTCACTATACAATGGGGCCGCAATTGTCGGCCTCTTACCAAGAACTCCTTTCTCTCTTCAAGCGGGATCACAATACGAAAGTCAAATTCGTGACGGCTTGCAAGGATGAAGTGAAGAGAGTCGGTAAACCAACTCGTCTCATTATGGTTGGACCTCAATGCTTGACTATCGTTTGCAGGGAATTTTTAATGACCATATGCCGCGTTATGCAGCTCTACCCATTTGTGTTTGGTGCTGTTGTTGGCTTAGATGCAACGTGTGTTCAGTGGGACCAAGTCCGCAACTTCATTTGTGGTACTGAGGGCGAGAGGTCCGCTTTTGATGGGGACTACAAAAACTTCGATAAGAGCCTCTTTCAAGAGGTTACTGATGCGGTTAAATGGGTCATTTTGTCCATCTGTGAGTGCAGCGGCCAATTTGATGATGAGCAAATGTTTGTCGTTGAGTCTATATTGTGCTGTCTGCTTTCGCCGGTGGTTGATGTCTTTGGTGTCGTGTACTGGTTCCGGTCTTTCAACACTAGCGGCAATTCGCTTACCACTCAAATTAATTGCATTGCCAATATGCTATTTATCTGGGTCGCTTGGACCAGACGGATGAAGAAAGACATGGGTGATGCGTATGATGAGCGCCTCAGCCGGGAAATGTTTAATAGGCTTGTCCATGTGGTCACCTATGGTGATGATCATTTGGTTGGCGTTACCTACCCGGATATTCTTAATTGCCGCATCATGGAGGAGGAGCTATCTCAGCTTATCACTTACACAGATGCTCACAAGAATACAGGCGCTAGCATTGCTGAATTTAGCCCCCACGATCAGTTGATCTTCTTGGGTAGGTCCATGGTGATCGATGAGTCGGGTTCTTGCAGGCCCCCACTAGAGATCTCACGCTTGGCTAAGACGTGTCTCTATTATAGGAGACGTGCTGGAATGCAATATGAGCACATGATCCCAGATTTGTTCCGGGGTATCTTGCTCGAGATTCATTTCCATGGCAAGGATGTGTATAACATCTTTTACGAGCGATTGGTTGAGATCATGTGTGAGCATTATTCCATGACCAGGGGCGATCTTGAGAATACTTTCTTTTTGGACACTTCTGGCCACTTGCTCACTTATGACTACTTCCGTCAGTGGTGGCTTGAGAAGAAAGATAACGGGTACCTCCATGATCCAAGATACGAAATGGTTGTGCATCCTGATCCAGAAAAAGATCGGGAATTGCATGATCGGTATCTCGCGCTTAAAGCGCGTGGTGCCCGCTAAATGACGTGGCTTAAATGCCACACCAAAAGGTTTCTAGTGTTCCCTTCGATTTAATCGGAAATAAACTAGCTGTATATTAAATTTATGGTTTTTGCAGGAATTTTCTAACTAATGTTTTGCTGGTAAATAAAACCTGACCCGACTCTGCAACCCATTTGCAAGATGGTGTGTGATCTTAGTCGGTGCCGTTTCGTGTTATATATATATTTATACATGTTAAGTATGCTCATGTCGGAGCCTCTACTTAGGATTGACGGTCCGCGCTGATTGGTTAAGAACCCGCCCCCATACTATAGGCGTGTCATGTGGGGCGTATTTCGTCTGCGAATACAAATACTGAAAATCCTACCAGTGGCTTGCTCACTGAATTCTTCGACGGCGCTCACCCTAATGATGTGTGCGCTGCTCCAACTCTTACCGATGATTCATTTAACGAAGGGTATACCGATGGTCTCACCCTTGGTGAATGGTTCTCTCGTCCTGTCAAGATTAATACTTTCACTTGGCAGGCTAATTCTGACCTAGGTGCTTCCTTTAATCCATGGTATGATTATTTTAACAGCCCAGAAATTAAAATGAAACTTAAGGGCTATTCTAGGCTGCAGGCTAACCTGCATGTCAAATTAATTGTTAATGCTTCACCTTATCATTATGGTGTTGGAATTATGTCTTATAAACCCATGGCAGGTGCTGGTCTGAATGGTGCTGGCAGTTATGATTTTTCTGCTGGTATGACTTCTGACTTACTTGTGACAGACACTGCTCCATATACAGGTGGGGCAGTCTCCCCATCTCTCATGGTCAAAACCTCGAGACCTCACGCAAAATTCTATGCCGAGTCCTCAAAAGGATGTGAGATGCAATTGCCCTTTTGCTATTATCAGAATTGGATCAACCTTGATACCAATCTTAGTGAACTTAAGCAAATGGGCAATATTAACATATGGACTCCGGTGCCCCTCAAAGACTCTAGTGGTAATGGGGGGAACGTGATTGTTACGGTATATGCTTGGTGTGACGATAATAAGGTGGCTGGTCCGTCTTATGTTATGCAGTCTGGTAATGATGAGTACAAAGAAAGACCAGTCTCTACATCAATGTCAGCAATGTCGAAAGCTGCTGGCATGTTATCTGTTATACCACTCATTAAACCTTATGCTATGGCCACTTCTAAAGTGATGGAAGGTGCTTCGACTGTTGCTAGGTGGTTTGGCTTTTCGAATCCCCCAGTGATTAAAGATGTCGTATCTTATGCACCCAACTTCATGTCAAATTATGCGTCACCAGAAATTAGTGTGCAACAAGACAAGTTAGCACTTGACCCCAAGAATGAGACCACTGTTGATTCTCGTACTGTTGGCCTGGATGGCATTGATCACATGACTATTGCCCACATTGTAGGCCGCTATGTTGATTACGCTGTGCTAGATTGGCTCAGCTCTGAAGAGGCTGAATATCCATTGCTCATACAAAGTGTCACACCCATGATGGCTGTTAGTATTCCATATCAGGGTGCAACGACTAATAACCATGCAGCTGCTATTCAAATGACCCCAGGTTGTCAGATTGGCACTGCTTTTCAGTTTTGGTCTGGTAAGATGACTTTCAAGTTTACTGTCATCGCTTCTCAGTTCCATCGTGGTCGTCTCATGATCTCTTATGACCCTGATGGATATAGTGGCGCTGGTCCGGCAGCTTATACCGGGCCACGCACCATAAATAAAATCTGGGATATATCTACTGATCCGACGTTTGAGTTTGAGGTGCCATGGATGGCACCCATTGCCATGCTTCGTACTGGCGGAGTTGCTGGTCTTGCCTGGAGTGCTCAAAGTCCTGGCCTCAAGCCTAATTGGTGGGTGGCCAATCCAGCTGGCACAGCGCCCTTCTATAGGGACGCTCTTCATAATGGGAGCATTGTTGTATCTGTGCTCAATCCTCTCACATCTAATGATGTGTCGTATGGGGCTTCTATAATTTGCTCTGTGAATTGTGCTGAGGTTGAGTATTTCTCGCCCATGGAGCTTCAATATCCAGTCTCCCTCTATAAGTTACAGAGTGGTGACGATTTGGCTAATGCCCCAGAAGAGGAGATCGTTCACGCAGAGGCACCGCAGGTTGCTGATCCACCTACTAAGCATGTCATATATGTGGGTGAAGTTGCTAGATCTATCAGACAACTTCTTCACAGGACTTCGTTTTATTCCAGGTATAGCACGGTCACTCCACTACAACAAGCTAAGTCACAGTTTGATGATCTTCCATCTATTTCTGCTGGTGCCTTCTATGGCAGGATTACTGGTTTGAATGGTTCTATCTATCTTCCAAACCTGCCATATGTGACTGGGAATCTGCCTGTGCCGAGTGGATTTAATTATCCGAATACTGGTGTAATGATCAAAAGAGATGCAACAACCAATGCTGGTATCTTGACCGGTCAGAACACCAAAACAATGACACCCACTGCATACTTCTCATGTTCATATGTCGGATGGCGCGGCGGGACTGTTTACACTGCTAAGGCTGACGGTGCGAAGCCAAATGGTACTATCCAAGACCAGTCCTATGGTGTGTTTAGGAGTCTTTCAATCTCCCGAGTCACCAATAGTATTTCTGATTATGTTGGTTACACTTCAATCTGGAATCCTGTGGTCTGGGGATTTCGTAAATTCAACGGCACAACATTGCCAGCATCTAATGACTGTTTGGGCTACCAATCTTTGAACTTGTCCAATTCACTCATATGGCGAGATAGTAAGGGCTTGTCTGGTATGGCTGTCACGAATCCTGATAAGGTGGATGTCGTTAATGCAGTAGTCCCATACTATAGTAACAATAGGATGCTTCCTGCTAATCCCATTGCGAATTACATGACTACCAACAGATCTGAGGACCTCCCTTGGAACAAGACATCTTTCTCTGACTACCCGCCAGGCACGAATGAACTCATTCAATGTCCTAGAATTGATTATGATATCTGTTTGGATGCAACGCCAGCTTTGAGCAATCTTGATCTTCTGCCTACTATTGATGTTTATCATAAGGCGGGAGTTGATTTCACTTTGTTCTGGTACTTGAATCCTCCAACAATTCATTTGTACACTTATTACGAGGGCGGATACCCTCGTGATTGGTATTAATATCCACACATACGTTTTTATACGTTTTCTTTAACGAGCATTATGCTTTGCATTTGTTCGATACTTTATATATATTTCCTATTCCAATTTTATATTTATATTTACATACTTTAAGAATTGAAAAATGGGGTACCCGCCGAGGAACCGGTAGGGTGTTGCTTATCTTACGATTAAGATAGTGATCTGGTAACACCCTTGGGTGTTTCCAATTTAGTTGTCCAATCCCCC